ACTCATGGATCTATTTATAGTTATTTCTTACGTTTTTTTCGAGAATATGGAGGGAGTCTTTTCAAAGGCTTTTTGATTTTACCAGGCATAGACTTAGGTAAGAGCTTCATCTCTTGCAGAGTCTTTTCAGTCCAGATCTGAAACTCCCAACCTCTATCCTTAGCATATTCATTTGCAGCTTCCCACTTGTTCATATTTTTGATATAAGTCAAACTTTCATTGATATATCGTTTGGTTCTTTTTTCGCCTGTAGGGGGAGCTGTTTCTTTTTCTGGTTTGATCTCAACAAGAATAGTTTTCTCTTTCATAACTATTTTCAAGTCAACAAAATATCTGTGATACCTTTTGTCAACTTCATAATAATATGGAATGACAGTTTCTTCTGAGTTCCATTGTTTGACATCTGGATTCATATCACACCACTGAAACACATACTTTTCCCACAACGATCGGTATACGACGTTTGTGAAGTCGCCTTTGTACTTCTTAGGATTGGTTACTTTGTATCTTCCAGAATAAGCCATTTTACGTTATAAATAAGAGCAAACTGTTACTTCTATGTATAGGTAAAATTATGCCAAACCCAGGTCACCTCAGCATTCCACTGACAACCGAAAAAAACATTAATACATTCAAAGACGCTGGAGGTTCACAAGAATCGGAAACTAGTACAAGTAGCGTACAAAATGTTGCATCTGCTTTAAGGTATCCTGAGTCTCAAGATGAGGTTTACAAAGCCAGAATTAGATTCAAAGTCTTTAAAATTAATCCTCTTGAGTTCAAAGAAGGAGCTATAAGAGAATTTGGCCAAAATATAAAAGATGCTGCAGTTGGATTAATGGAAGAAGCTGGACAATTTGTTTCGGAAAGTGCAGATCAAGCATTAAGTCTTTTACCTCAAGGAGGGACATCTACAGCAATAGCTCAAGATGTAACACAAGGATTAGTAACTCCAACTCAAGGTGACCCAGGAGAAGCAATTGATGAAAAAACAGCTGCTCAACTTAAATCTAGTGAAAATACAGGAGAAGGATTTAACAGGTTAATTCCTGTACCAGATCTAGAAGAATCTGTTGTAAGCATGTTTGTTCCAGTTTCAGTTACATTTAATGATGGGGCTCAATATGATGACACTGCAGCATTAGGAATTACAGGTGGAGCTGCTATGTCAGGATTAGAGGGTGGATCTGGAGTAGTTGGTTCACTCTTTAAAGGAATAACATCTGGCGCAGCAAGTATGATTGGATTAGGTGATAACACTGGAATATCAGGAGGAGATATTGGAAGAGTTGTAGCAACAAGATTAGCTCAAATGGCTCCTGTAGTTCCACAAGGTATAAAGAACGCTGTCTCTCTTACTACACAAACATCTTTGAATCCTAACACAAGACCATTATTCCGTAATGTAAATATTAGAACCTTTACATTTACTTTCAAAATGATTCCAGAATCAAAAAGAGAAGCAGCTGTAGTAGAAAAGATTGTTAAACACTTCCGTAAAAATGTATACCCTGAAGTAATCCCTGAAGGTGTTGATGGATTTTCAATTGCATATAGATTCCCAAAACTATTCGATATAAGTTTTGACATGAACGGAAAGAAGATGGGTATTCCAAAAATCGAGAAATGTTATTTAAGAAACGTTTCAGTAACATATAATTCTACTGCGGCTACTTTCCATGAAGATGGTCAACCTAATGAAGTAGACATGACATTGACATTTGTCGAGCGCAAGACTCTGTCACGTAAAGATATTGAAGTTGGAGGTCTGTAATGAATTACTTTACAAATTTTAGAAGGGTTAATTACAAGTTTGGAAATGAAACAGAGCTAGAAGCATTTGAAAACATTTCAACCTATGCTGATGTTATTGATCAAATTAAAGATGACGTTGCATTTTATAACACGTTTCAAATCCCAGAAGGAATGAGACCAGATCAGTTATCAATGAAGTTATATAATACACCGGTATTTCATTGGACATTCTATTTGCTCAACGATAAACTTCGTTTACAAGGCTGGCCGCTAACAAATAGAGAACTTGAAGATAAAGTAAAAAGAGATTATCCTAACACAGTTATCACAACAAAAGATAGTCTTGTTGGAAAGTTTAAGGTAGGTCAAACAGTTGTTGGAACACAATCTGGTGTTACTGGAAAGATTCTTCATAGAAATGTTGACATCGGTCAACTGACAATTGAAAGTTCTTCTACTCTAGCATTTCAAATATCACCTAGTCCAGAAGCTGTAACATCTACTTTTGCTTCTCCAGGAGGCACAACTACTGAAACAATTACTATTACTAGCTTCTCAGCTGAACATCTTGGAGCAAATCATTATATTGACGGATCAAGTAATAGAGTTGATATTGACCCAGCAGTAGGCCCAGGTGGCCTGATAACTGAGGTTACAAACTTTGACAATTACATCAATGAAAACAATGATTTGAAAGTTATCAATGTTATCAAGCCAGGGTTGTTGAGTCAGATTACATCAAGTTTCAAAACCTCGTTAAAAGGTAGATAATATGACGACGGGACCTCTTGGTGTTGGAATCCAAAATGATTTTGTTATTGAAAGTGCTGTTCTATCAACTGACAGGGCAGGAGGTTTTTCTGTAGATATAAAAAAGTTAATTACTGACATTGGAATCTATGAACACTTAGACAAACCTTTTCTTACTGGTGCTGTCTTTCTATTGGATTCTGCAAATCTTATAGCTAATTTTGATTTTAGTGGAGGTGAAAAGTTTACTGTTACTTTGAGAGCAAATCATACTCAAGGAACCATCCCAGTCACAAAAACTTTTTATGTGGAAAGTATATTAAGAACAACTAAAGTTAATCAGTCTACTGAAACTATTGAACTTAGACTCTTAGAAGATGTAGCTTTTCAATCGAGTGTGGAAAATGTTAACAAAGTTTATACTGGTAGTCCTACCAAGATTATAACTAATATTGTTCACGAGTTTTTACAAAAAGACATTTTCATTAATCCTTCTCCTTATCAGGGATCTATGAAAGTTATCATTCCAAACTTGCATCCTCTTGAAGCTGCAGCTTGGATTAAAAATCAAACCACAAATGTTGATGGACTTCCTTATTATCTATTTTCAACATTGGTAGATGATAATCTTTACTTAATGGACCTAGGTGAAATGTTGAAACTTGAACCTATGAATAAAGAAACTCCATATACCTATTCTCAAGCTAACGCGAACAAAGAAGACTCAAGAAAGCATCATATTATTCAAAATTATTCTCATAAAGGTACTGAAGATCTTGTGAAGCTAATACGAGATGGAAATGTTGGAGCTCAATATCAATTTTATAACACTTCAAATGGAATAATGCAAACTGTTAATTTTAATGTTCAAGAAGATGCATTCAATGATATTTTAAGAAAAAATTATTTTTCACAAGATCAATATGCATATAATTATGGTGTTGGTTATTCTCTGAATGAAGTTCCTTTAGTTAATTATCAATCAAGAGTAATTAGTAAAATATCATCAGCAAACACTTATAACACTGCAAATACATTAACTGAACAAAGCGATGATGGGTCATATAAGAAATCAATTATTAGTATAGCGTTGAAGAACTTTTTAACTAAATCGCCTATTACAATTCAAGTAAGTGGAAGAGATTTTCTTTTTGGTGATGTTAGTAGAACTATTGGAAATACAATAAGAATTATTTTCCACGACAACAACCCTGAAAGTCCTCAAGGTATCAAAATTGATACACAAAAATCTGGTGACTATATAATCTATGCTACAAAACATATGTTTTCAATAGAACGATATGATATAAAATTATTGTGTGCTAAGCTAGCCAATTTTGTAGATGATGGAGCTAGATAATGATTCCAAGAACATTAGATTATTATGGCGATAACAATCGTTGGTTTATCGGAACCGTTATCTCTATCAACGATCCAAAAAAGTTAGGCAGAGTAAAAGTCAGAATTCATGGTATTCATCCAAATGATGTAAATGCAGTTTCAGAAGCTGATCTACCATTTGCACAAGTACTGGTTCCAACAACAGAAGGAGGATCATCTGGTATTGGAACAGTTGTTGGGCTCAAGCCAGGAGCTCAAGTGTTTGGAATCTTTCTTGATGGAACCAACTCTCAGCTACCTATGATATTAGGATCGATTTCAAAAGTTGAGGGAGCTAATGTTGAGGAGGATGATTTAATTGGTGAAACAAATATTGAAAAAGCGTTTAACTTCTTCATTTCAAAAAAAGGAGGAGAATACACTCCAGAACAAGCATGTGGAATGATTGGAAACTTTTTAAAAGAATCTATCAACGATCCCATACCAGGAGACATCAATCCTATAGCGGAAAACGAGACAGAAGGATCAAGAGGTATAGCTCAATGGAATCCACAATTTGAAGCTGGTACAACAAACCGTAAACCCGAAAACAGATTAACCAATCTTGAAAACTTTGCGGCCGAAAGAGGTGAAGATCCGTTCACACTTAGACCACAACTTGAATTTGTTAAGTTTGAATTGGAAACGGTTACATGGGTAGGTGGAGCAAAATTAAGAAAAGCAAAAACTGTAAAAGATGCTACAGATATATTCAGAAAGTATTATGAAAGACCTGCTGCAAGTGATCAAGATAAAAAAGACAGAATTACATTTGCTGAAAATACATTTGAAGAAATGGAAAAACCATAATGCCAATAGAACGTGCATTTAAAACAAATAGAATAGTTCTTTCAAAGACACCTACAACTGTAAAAAGTGTAGCAGGCAAACGTAGTGATCAAACATTCTTCACTGGAATAAGTAGTTTTGATTTAAGCGGTAAAACAATTCTTTTAAGAAAAACTTTTGATGAAATCAAAGTTGAATACGAAGTTGTTGAACCAGCTCCATTTGATCCCAAGATTGCTCGTCAAGTATTAAACGGAGACTTGCAAGGACTGTTGAATGGTAACTCAAGTGTTCAATTAGAGAATACTGCCTTTGATGCTATACTTGATAGAATCTCTGTTGACTCTACTAAGATTGGAACAGAGATTGGAACAAATCTTGGAGGGTTTGTTTCTCTTGCTGAAGATCCTAAAGAAAACATGGATGCCAATGATGAGCCTATTGTATCAATAGTGACTGAACAAGTTGAGAATGTTGAAATCAAAAAGGTGTCTGTGAAGAAAACAGAAATAGCAACTCTCACTTCAACTACTGGAGAAGATGGTTTATTAAACATTGCCATTACTACAGGTAATCCAAAAGGTATTGAAAAAGTTCTAAAAGAAGTATTCCAAGCAAAGGATTCTCAAATCAAACCTAACATTCAAAAAGCATCTCCAGTGTCAACAAGAGTTGAGACAGCAGTGAAGAAGGATATCTCAACAGAAGTAGCAAACGATGCTCAAAAGATCAACAATAAGATAATGTCTGATCTTGGTAATCCATTCCGATCTGAAAGTGAACTTGGTTTTGGAAATATGGGATTAAGTTTTGGAAATATTCTTGGAGCTGTTATGGCAAAAGTAAGACAACAAGGTCCTGCTCAAAATATTGGAGATGTTGTTTCGGCTTTTCCACCATCAGTTGAAATCCCACAAGGCACAACAGTTGAAAATTTACAAGAAGAAGATGGATCTACTAATGTATCAAAAGTAGTTGATACTGACAGATCAGTAAGTAGTCAAGTAAGATCTTCAACTCCCACTTACAAGATAAGACAGTCTGTTGGTGATTTCAATGGAACACTAACACCTTCGAGTTATGTTTTTGAAAGAGTGGACAACTCAGAGGAACTTGAACTCGAGCTTATGACGTCTACTAGAGAATTAACAGCATGTGTAGTTGATTGGTCAGAAACTTTTACAAACAATTACTTGGATGCAGAATTAGTTCATAAGGTTCAGCTTGGAAGAGTTTTAGAAAAACATGGAAACCAATTTGCTGTTCAACTTGGTATTGAAGGAGGTATTCAATTCCACTACGTGATTATGAGAGATGGTACAATTGAAAGAGGAAGACCACTTTCAATCGAAGCAGGTGGATTCAATCCTTGGGCTAAGAGATCTGTGTATGTTGGATTCGTAGCAGGATACAATGTTCCTGAAGGTGTTGAAAACCCATCATTGTTCCGAAGTAGCGAATCTATTACTCCAGAACAATGGAAATCATTTGATGCATTCATTGATGTCTTCTTCAAAGCAGTACCAGGTGGGGAGATTGTCGGCAAAGTAGATCTCTTACCAGAAGGTGTTAATGATGCACCTGGTTTTGATGTTAGAGAATATATTGAAACAAGATACAAAAAAGGTACCGTGTATGGAGAAAATGTGAGAGATAATCCTAATCCTAAAACTCCAACGGAAGTAGTAAGTACACTGCCTACTAAAATATCACATCCTTCTAATCCTCCAGTAGCACAAAAGCCTGTAGTGAGAGATGCATTGAAGAAGGCTGAAAAAACACTTGACACATCAACAGGTAAAATAAAATTGCCTACAGCTGAAGAATTAAAAGCTGCTGATGGTAATTTAGCTAAGTTAGTTCAAGATACTGGAATCTTAAATAAAGATCAACAGAATTTTGCAGATGCAGCATTGAAGAATTTTAATCTTGGGAGTGCTGATAGAATAGGAGCAACATTACAAAACGATGGTCTGTTAGCTGCTATTGAAGAAAACATTAAACAAATTGATGTTATTAGAACAGATTTAATTAACAGTGGATATTCATATAATGAAGAAACAAATTCGTGGAGTAAAGATTAATGGTAGATCCTCTTGATACAATTGGAGTTGAACAAGACGGTCATGCTGATCCGTCCAAACAATTTCCAAAAAGGATATATGAAAATACACCTACTACAAATGCTGCCGCGAGAGGAACAGTAAAAAATGATTTATACATGGGAGGAGGAGATCAAGGGATTCCTCTTGATCTTAATGATGTTGTAAACTCTCAATATCCTCTTAACAATGTAAGTGAAACAGTATCTGGTCATATTACAGAGATAGATGATACACCTGGTTCAGAAAGAATCTTATTCAGACACAGAACTGGTGCTGGAATTGAAATGAGAGCAGATGGTTCAGTTATCATAAACTCTCGTCACAATACAATTAGAGTAAGTGGAGGTGATGAAAAAGTAATTGTTGAAGGAGATGGAGAGATCTCTTACAACGGTAATCTTACTCTGAATGTAGCTGGTGACTTTGATGTTAGAGTTGGAGGCAACTATAATGTTCATGTAAGTGGTGATGAAGAAAAAGATATCAGAGGATCTTATATTGAGGAAGTACATAGAAACCATCAAAGAAGAATACGTAAAAATAAATCTCAATATATTCTTGGTACAGATACAGAAACAATCTACGGCGATCAAAACTCTATTGTAAGAGGTAATGTTCGTCAATATGCAGAAGGTAATATAGATCAGTTTAGTGGTGAAACCCTTACTATGACAGCTGAGAAAGAAGTTATCTTGACATCACCTAACATCAATATTGGAGCTCAATCGTTGACTGTGATTGGTGACAGTGGTACAATAGGTGGAGAGAATATTATTGGTTACGATTACAACCACTATACTGGACATTCATTGACGGCTACCGATACTATTTCAACTAACACAGCAATCATAACAGAACGAACAACTTGTACAGAATTTGTAGGTTCATTGACTGGTAAAGCATCATTTGCTGCTAAAGCAGACCAAGCTGGTTCAGCTCCTCTTGGTCCAGGATCAGGTGGTGGAACACAACAGACTGGAACACCAACAGCTGTTGATCCAAGAGCTACAGTTCTCCCTACTGCACCTATTATGGATGATTACATTAACAAAAGTTCAAAAGGTTCTAGGAAAGTATCTGTTGATCAGGGTGATGTAATGAAGAACCAGATTGATAAGTCAGTAGATTATGGAGGAGTATCTCAAAGACGATTAACAACACCAGAGATTAGATCAAAGTTAAGAGATCCAAACACTCTTGCAAACAAGAAGTTTGTTGGTGCTCAGATTGCTGAAGGTAAACTATCTCCCTCGTACATCAATGCTGTTCCTCCTGCAATCGGAAGAAGAATTAGTAATGATCCAACTCCTCGTCGTGGTAACACTCCGCTTGGAAACTCATCGAGGGGAAGAACTAAGAGGTTCTCAGTATGACGAAGTATGTTCCTGATCCATATTATAATCCAGACTTTCAAGAAAAGATTGTTTCAAGAACAAAACTTGGTCCTGGTATTACTATGGCAAAGTTTCTTGGAGGTTATGGAGACGCAACAACTCTGAATCATATTGCTACCGATGAAGAAAAGAAACGAATTGCAAGGCAACTATATCTACAAGCTGAAGCTGTCCTAACTATTTCAAAAAATAATAAAGAGTTTGAAGACTTCAGATTAGTAGTTGCAGAAGGATTGTATAGACCAGAGCCTGGTGAATCATTAGACATTGATGGAATTAATTATCTAATGAAAGATGGCCAAGCTGTTGTATATGAACTTATTGACCAAGAAGGAAAACAGTCACCTGAAAAAACATTTGATCTAGCTGTATTCTGGAAAGAGAATATAAACTTTCAAAAGCTAATTCTTGATTATGATACTTACAACCCTAACGGTGAATTGAATGTTCAACTTATTCTCGTTATGCCAAAAATCATTTCTCCTTGGACTGTAAACTATGCTAACACAATCGAAACTCGATTCAACAATTATGTACAAAGTACAAATGAGTTTGTAGAATGTAAACTTGAATTTGAAGAAGAAGTTGAGTCTTACGTATAAATAGATCAAACAGTAGAGGACTATTATGCCATTAAGAGCTTTTTCGATTGAAGATGGAAATCTAAACACCAAGAGTGTCTCTGTTGCTCGAAGTCGTGCATACAGCGATATCGATTTGACGTTTGCAAAAAAAGCAAATAATGATGTGTTCAAAAAGAATGACGCTGGAGCAGTAAAACAATCTGTAAAAAATATTCTTATGACTAATTTTACAGAGAAGCCTTTTGTCCCAGGCTATGGTGGCAATTTGAGCGCATTGTTGTTTGCATTAGATACAGATGTTGAAGAAGATGATATTATACAACAAGTAGTTACAGCTATTGAAGCATATGAGCCTAGAGCTGATGTACTAAGCGTAAAAGTAAGAGAATTACCAGAACAACATGATTTAAGAATTACTGTCACATTCAGAATTTTATCAACGAATGTTATTGAATCAGTAGACTTGAATCTAACGAGGTTAAGATAATGGCTACACTAATTAAGTCAACAAGTTTAGATTTTAACACAATCAAAACTAGATTAAAAGACGATCTCAAAAAACAAGCTGAATTCAAAGATTATGATTTTGAAGGATCTGGATTGTCAAATATTTTGGATGTGTTAGCTTACAATACACATCTTAATGGTCTTACTGCAAACTTTGCTCTTAACGAGTCATTTTTAAACACAGCCCAACTTCGAAGCTCAGTTGTGTCTCATGCCGAAGCTCTTGGATATGTTCCAAGATCGTTTACTGCTTCTCAAGCTCTTTTAAATCTTTCGGTCTTGATTACCGATGCCAACAGACCTACTTCTGTTACTCTTCCAGTTGGGACATCATTCACTTCTACTGTTGCAGGAATATCTTACACATTCAGAACCCTTGAAGCATTTACTGGAGTTGATGATGGTAATGGTTTGTATGTATTCAAAACAAAAACGGATTCTAATCAAATCCCGGTGTTTGAAGGTACTCAAAAAACTAAGACATTCATCATAGGTGAAACTTCAGATAGTCAAATCTATGTTATTCCTGACACAACAGCAGATATTAATTCCTTGAATGTAAAAGTATTTGAAACTGTTGGAGGATCAACATTTGAGTCATACACAGACTTGAGAAAAGCAATTCGTATTGAATCTACTTCAAAACATTTTCAAATCAAAGAAGTTCCAAGTGGAACTTACGAGTTACTTTTTGGTGATGGTAAATCAACAGGAAAGAGGCCAGTAGCTGGTAACAAAGTAGTAGTTACTTATCTATCTGTAGTAGGAGCAACAGCTGATGGAGCTTCAGCATTCACTCCTTCTTCTCAGCTTACTGTAGATGGTTCTCAATATACAATCAATGTTGTAACTGATACTGTATCAGCTGGAGGATCATTCAAAGAATCAATTGAATCAATTAGACAGAACGCTCCAATCTATTTTGCATCTCAACAAAGGTTAGTTACTGCAGAAGATTATAAGGCTCAGATCTTAGCAAACTTCAGTGCATTTCTTGATGATGTGATTGCTTGGGGTGGTAATGATAATGTTCCTGTAGAATATGGAAATGTTTATGTCGGATTAAAATTCAAAAGTGGATTGTCAGAAGCTACTCAATCTGATGTGAAAACTCAAATTGTAAATGAGCTCACTGATAATCTCGCGATCATGTCAATATCAACGGAGTTTGTTGATCCCGTAGAAACATTCTTGGAACTCCAAACGTTTTTTAACTTTGATCCTGATCTCACTAATACAACAGCAAGAGCTACAGAAAATCTAGTTGAAACAACTATCCAAAACTTCTTTGCGACTAACTTAAACAAGTTTGGCCAAGTGTTTAGAAGATCAGCAATTCTATCACAAATCGATGATCTTGATGTAGCAATCCTCAACTCAAGAATGACAGTTAAGGCTCAGCAAAGGATTACTCCTATAACAGGTCAATCATTATCTTATGATATCAATTTTCCAATGGCTATTGCAACCCCAGATGATGTTAATCGAATTGTAACATCTGGTCGATTCGTGTTTAATTCAAGGACATGCTTTATTAGAAACAAGTTGAGCTCACTTAAACTTGAGATGGTTGACATCGATGGAAATGTTCAAGTTGATAATATAGGATCATATGAGACAGGCACCGGTAAAGTTTCACTGGTTGGATTCAATCCAACTACTATTGAAGGTGGCTCAACATTGAAGATCTCTGTTACTCCAAATAATGAAAGTACCATTAGACCACTTCGTAACTTCACTCTCGACTTAGATACAGATGCTCTTGTTGCAACAGCTCAGATCGATTTCCAGAACACACAGTTGACTCTCTAATATGGCACACAAGAATGAAAATTTAGG